GGTATGGTAAAAGCATTATGCCAAAGAGTTTTAGTAAAACATTCAGATAATATTGTCATTTCCAATACAACACTATAGGATGATCTTTGATATTTAGAGTATGTGGTTTAGGATCTTGATGTAGTATGGCAACAGAATGGTCTGGTGATATCTTCATCCAAGAAGGTTCATTCCATTTTTTTCCTTGATCTTGATATCCTTCACGATATGAATAGAATATTGGTGGCAATGGTTTGCGAATTATCTTTTCATTGTGATAAAAATCATCTGTGCCATGATACTTAGCAACATATTCTTTAGGGTTCTCCATCCATTTTTCATATATTTTTTTA